CAAGCGTACCGTCTACGGTTAGATTGCCAACGACGCTGATCGCTCCGAACGTAGTTGTGCCTACGACCTCAACGTCGCCTCCGATATACAGATCATCGAAGTAGTTCGTCTTTGCCATACACGTCACTCCAATGAGGAGGACGAGACTCAGTACAAGTGCTTTCTTCATGTCACCCTCCTAGAGTGCTCGCTTGTAATACACAGTTACACGAGCTTTGCCCGCTGTCGGCACAGTGCTCGTGTGTGTGAAGATTGCCGACACAATGACATCAGAGGTCGGCGTGTAGTCGATGATTGTGGTTTCCACCGTCTCGCTATCTGCGTTCGTCGGATGCCCGTCTGCGATGAAGTAGTTCGTGTCGGTAGGTATCCCAACGATCAGCGCGTTATCCGCACCGGCGTCGAAAGCAGTCACAACCCACACACTACATCCAAGGAACGTCGCGCCTGCGGGGATGGTCCCAACTACTACCGTTCCCGTGCCACCTACTACATCCGTGTATTCAATCAGCTCAGAGAGCTTGCCGTCACCCGGTGCCCACGCGCAGGGTTCGCCAGGATCTGCAATGTTATGAGGTTTCAATATATAACCCATGATTACCCCCTATGCCGCAGCCGAAGTGTCGGTAACAGATACTGCTTGACCAACAGGTCCGTACCCGGCCATTGCACGCTCTAGCGTCGCAACGGTAAATGTGGTCGCATCGACAGAGGTAAACGCAGCGCCGATGTGAGTGAAGTTGTTAGTCCTGTCAAGATCCTGTACGTACACCTCGAAGTCTGCCATCTGAATGAGATCCGTTACGATCAATCGGCCAACTGCTCCGGCCAATTCAGTGATGTCGAATGCTCCAGTACCGTTGTCAGCACAAAGCACGGTACGATCGCCGCCGCCTGGCTCGGTGCAAGTAAGCAGAACCGTACCAGCAGTAGCAACAGCCAACATCCCAGGCACACCGTAAGTCGCATCGTTGATACAGGCTGCCAATGAAGCCCCAGTCGCCGTGTCGTCGTCGTCATAATCGAACTCACGATCTGGTAAGCTCTGAGCAGTAGCAGCCGTGAATGTCAACGCTGTGCCTGCTGTAAGAGTCCCTTCGCCGTTGAAGTAGTACGGCGTGATAATTACCGTATCGGAAGCTGTAACAGACGAGCAGACGACCTGCGCCATCGTTACCTTGCTGCCCTGAGTGAATGTAAGAGCAGCGCCAAGGGTCTTAGCGCCAGTACCAGTCGCATCGCTTGCTTGAGTAACAGTCAGTACGCAGGTTGCTCCTGTGAGCTGCCCACGAACGATACCATGAAAGTTCGCCTTAGCGAATGTGTCCATGCGGAACCATTCACCCGTGAGGCCCGTGTTGTCGTAATCCGGCTTGATTGCGCAGTCAAACTTTGTAGCTTCTCTAATCATGTGCATATTAGTTCTCCTCGCCCCGTAGGGCTAGACTTCTCTCTATGCTACGTCAGTCAGTTGAATGAACGGGCTGACAGTATTCGTACCATCTTGCAGCGTGAGTGCATTAGTGATCCACGGTTTGCCATCATCGTAGTACACCATACGCATCGTTTCCTTGCCTGACTTGAAGTTGGCATAGGTGTTGTCGCTCTTGAGCGCCGCACCCATTCCAGGTTTCCTCATGTAGTAGTCAAGGTTGACCAGTCGCATGTCGCCTTCAGTACCGAGCGTCGGGCTGATCTCATTGAAGAAGACCGGCACACCACCCAAAGTAGGAGCGGGGATTCCTTCGCGTGCGTTGGATGCCCACATCAACTGTCCTGCACCGTCAGTCATAAACATCAACTGAGGAAGCATCGTCACTTTCTGGCATATCCACACGAAGCGTCCGCCGCCGTTGGACATAGCTCGTGCCAACATGTACACCATATCGGCATACTGGAAACGGTCGGCTGTCTGTCGAGCGATGTCAATCATCGCAGGAGAGTCGGCAAAGCCCTTGAATTCACCGGCACCAGTTCCCGTCTGGATCTTGTCATCACGATATGCCATGACTGCACCGTTGACGAGCGGGAGCATCATTGATCCCATCTGAGGCGTATTCGCTTGGGCCTCTTCGGAGATGGTCCAGAACACGCCCGTCTTCTCAGGCTTGAAGCTTACCGGAATGATTTTAGGAGTGTTCGTCTCAGATACATCCTCCAATTCCTTCGAGGAGTAGACAGCAACACCGCCATAGATTCCCTTCGATCCAGACTGGTCGAATGCGTTGAACGTAAACTCGGCATTCGGCGGGTCGGTCGCCGGAAGGTTGCGAATTAAGCTAGACAGCCATTGCTGATCTGGCGGAATCTGTAGCAACTGATCGGAAAATTGCGGTCGCATCCAGAAGGCTCCGCCTGTCCCAGTAAGAGTATCGAACCCTCGCTCTTCCAGTCGGCGGCGTTCGATTTCGCCATTGTGCATCTTCAGTAGGCGCTCAGGCGTTCCCATGCCAGCAGCAGCGGCCCTGACCTCTTCAAACATAGCACCGATGCTATCAGCCTCGTTGCCATAGCCGTAGTCTTCCTCGCGCTCTTCGGTCGCTACTATTCCAGGTGCTTGTAATGCCTGGGCAGCTTCCGTGTATCGTTTCTCGGCTGCGTCCAGCTTCTCTTCCATCTCTTCGTAGTGAGCCGTCGCGTCTCCGGTGATGTCCTTCACGCGCCGCTCGACTTCCTCTTTCACTGTCTCAGGAATGTCTCCAAGTGAATCGCCAATGCCCTTGATTTTGACATTCAGCTCTTCAAGTGTCCGTTGCTCATCGCTCATTTCAGTCTTAGTTTCATCCGCCATCTCGATCACCCCTCATGGTTTTCTTGATTACGCCTTGGAGCCAGAGCACCGAGTCCTGAAGCGTCCGGGTGTCTAATGACGGGCCTTCTGCTTTCACGAGTGTTGCCGTAGTTCCTATGTCTTCTCCCGCAGGCAGTGAAACGTTATACGTTTCAAGTACCGTGCGAAGCTTTGCTACTTCCTCAATGAATCTATCCTCGTTGCCAGTCTTGAGTGCGGTATTAAGACGCCGCATGTGTTCAGTTGCTGCACGCACCTGCTCGACGCCAGCCTCAGGGTTTGCGCCGAAGTTCATCGTCACAATTGCCAACTCCGACAGAATGACTTCCTTCTTATGAGCTACGCCGTCTTTGTCGTCAGTCTCACGGACAGTACGGAATCCGTGGCTCATGTCGCTGTAGTAGCCACTCGCAGGGTTGCCATCGTGAGCCAGCCCCATGTAGACGGTGTTCGCACGAGGAGTCTCTATATTCAGATACCCTTCCTCGATCAGCAATCCTGTGGCGTCTTCCTTAACACCACGTGCCATGCCGATAGGATCCCACCATTCATGATTGACAGTCAGAGGGAATGCTCCTTTGTGAGCCTTGATCGTTCGCTTGAAACACCCAGCGTCAAAGATCGTCCCATAGCTATCAACGTTTCCGAATATCGAAGCATGGCCGGTGAACATGCCATCGCCGTCAATCTCCCTCACTTCTAGCGGATATGTTCGTGTCTCAGTGAACATGGCTATCCCTCCGTCCCTGAGCCTTGCCACACCCACACGACGGCTGAGGTATAGTTGTCAGCGCCCTTGCTAGTCACTGAGATCAGATAAGACGTGCCCTGCTTGAGTAGTGTGTGGTTGCCACCCTCTGCGCGAAGCTCCACCTTAGTCAGGATTTCCGTCCCGCCTGTGTACGTTCCGCCTTGCTCGATCAAGCATGCGCAATCATCTGGATGATCGCCTTGACGGTTGCGGGCATAGAACACCATCGCCGTCCCAGCGGACCCGATCGTCACATCCTCAGTGAGCGTCACATTGACCATCTGATGTGAGACAACATCGTGCGCTAGCCAGTAGGAACCCGTTGCCGGTGTCGTCACCACGATCTTCATCACATCGGCTATAGCTTGGCTGGCATCAAAGAGTGACGCCCGATACCCGCTGTCCATTACAGAACTATGTCTGAATCCCATACCCCTCACCTACCCCTTGTAAATCGCAACACATCTGCAATTCACGTCGTTAGTCCCGTCACCTGGATAATCCGCACCGTCTGAGAACGTATCCCCGAACGCTATCCACCCCTGCCCCGTGTTATTCACGTGCGCCGTTCTCACCCGATCGTCACCCGCGTCAAGCCATGCCTTCTGTTTCGCCACTCCGCTCTGTCTAGCTGATTCGTGCATAGCCGTCCCAGCCGCTTGATGCACCTCAGTACGTGCGATCATCATTGCGCGATAGGTGTCCGTGCCGCCTTCCCAATCCTTGAACACCTCTTTGATGCTGCGTGCTATCTTGACGCTGCTATCGCCGCCCTTGATCCCTTCGAGCACAACAGCACGGATGGCCTTCTTCGTCGTCTCTTCTATTAGCTTCACCTCAGCAGCGGCGTGAGCATTCACATACTTCTCAATCTCATCTGACCACGGATCGAAGTCTCGTGTCTCTACCTGATCAATGGATCTAGGCACAAGCACATCAAACGTGTCGTCTCCGAAGTCCTCTATGACTGCTCTGTATACGGCGGTGAAGGTCTTAACCCACGCGCTCCGCTGGGATTCAATAGCCGAGTCGGTATCTACCTTTCCATTCGTGACAGCTTTGACTACAGCCGAGCTTTCCGCCGCAAACAGAGAGCTTACTTTCTGAGCCATGTTGCGCTCCCATCCGAGTCGCTTCTGATCAGTGGCGCGATAGTGGAGATCTAACGCCGCACTCCTGGTTTCAATAGAACGAATTGACCGCCCTTCTTCCTGTACTCGTGTTGCGCCTACCTCAAGCAACGTCACGGGCAACATACCTTTATCTGGACATTCAGCCTCATCGAAGCCAAGGCTTAGACGTTCGTTTACAGCCTTGGTTGAGATGCCCATGTCAAAGTACATCTTGCCCTCTATAGCGTTCTCCTTGCGTGCCTCGATCATCGGGATCGTCTGAGACATGTCATACTCGAAATAGATCCCATCGAAGTGTGGAGCTAGTTGCGTATTCAGCGTGCCCTCAAGCATCGTCTTCTCAGGGATGATCGTATTCTCCCACGTCGCCCTGAGTGCTTGACGCATGTTCTCATACTTCGCAGGGATAAGCCCCATAGCCTCAGCGTATACGCCGAAGCCCACGCATAGCTCCTGATTCGTTAGGCTTGATCCGCCCATGAAGTCCATGTCTGATGGCGTAGGAGTCGCTGGCGTCCACGTCTTACCATCCTCGACGATGATCAGGCGTCGTGCATTTGCCGGCCCTTCTTTCGATGCCTTGATCTGAGCCATCAGGCGATCGTATTGCGTCTTCTCTAGCTTCTCAGTTGCCAGCACACCACTAGGCCACATACCGTTTTTCATCGAGTGATACTGGAAGTCGGATATTGCATTGCCCGTGTCTACCAGCTTGGCATTCGCTCTAAGGACAGGCTGGCCGAATAGGTCGCTAGATGGATTGTAGTTCTTGAAATGGACGATTTCTTCCTGCTCAAACGGGACAGGCTTCTCACCGGGTAGCGTATAGAGATAGATCAGCTTGCTCTTATAGACCTTGATGGACACCCTGTCCGATCTTAGAGGGTCAAGCCTGACGCTATCGCCTACTTGGTTGATGTACCAATAGGCGTCACCTGCCATACACAGGAACAGCTCTGCTCTGAACTCCAATTCGTCCATAGGAATCCGAGGGTTAGGATTTGCGATCATCTTTGCGGCTGGATGTGTGTCTGCTACAGGATCGCCACTAGCGATGTCTTTGGCCACGAGAGGCATGGACTTGATAGCATCGCCGCGGAACTTGGTAAGCCTGTAGACGAGGAAATGAGACTCGTAGCCTTCAAGCACGGCCTTCTTCGTATTCCAGTCCGTCCACTTCTCAACGCCATATTGCATGGATTGAGTTGTCTGGATGGATGTTCTAGTCTCAGGTGCAAGGAAATGAGCAACGGCCATTCGTGGCCCGTCTTTTGCCCAGTCTAGGACTACATCACGAATGCGTCCCATCTACTCCCCTCGTATGAGCGCAGTCCGGTTGTCGCGCCCATCGGAGAGATACTAACATGTCGTGATTGTTATTACAAGTATGGTGCGTGCGTAGAAGTCACGAAACTATCGACACCATTATACACTAAATCCTCCCCATCCCATCAAACACCAACGCGAACCACAGCGCGAAGAAGATCCACTTCATCAGGTATGCGAACCAGTCAGGAGTCATTCGGCCTCCTCGAACAGGGCAAGGGCTCTATCAACTAAATCGCCCTCATGCAAGCCACTTACACAGTGCATGTCTTGTATTGCCTTCAGCGCCACTCGCACCGGCTCCAGCTTCGCGGCGATGATGGATTCAACCTCCTCCCATCCAACAAAGTCTGAAATATCTAGATCGTAACCGACCTGTTCCTGAACAGCCGCCTTAATCTCACTCGCTAGTTTCATTCTCGCCTCCATACACGCAAGCATAGCACACATGCCGACGCTTGAATCCTATGAACGTCTCGCCACAGACGCGGCACACGTTCTCATGCTGGCCGCTCTCGTGCTTCATGTCGTCTTCCCAGTCTCTATTCATCGGCCTCCTAGTTTTCGCTAAACGTAAGACCTGCCCGCAATGTATCGCCACGCATAACCTCTACCGGCGAAGTCAAATAATCGCTCTGATATACCTTATCGCCATTGTATACCCTCACCCCGACAACAAGGCCATCGTGCTGGCAGTCTTTGAACTTGACCACACCGCTGAACTCAAGCGGGCACACGCCAACGGATATATTATGATCGACACACGGCATTTCAGCGCACGAAGACAGATCAATCATGTCTCGATACCCATTCCATGTGATGCCGTACATGCTAAATCTCGCTGCAACGGCCCGTAGCTGTACGTCCATCAGCTCTTTCTCTGACATGCACAACGGAACAACTCGCAACTTCATCTTCTTCATCCTACCTCCTACCAATCCACAACCGTCACACGCCCGCCCTCTTCGCCTAGCATCAGCTCAGTCGCGGCCCACACCATCGCGTCCATTCGATCTGGAGAGAAACCCATCTCCTTCACGGTTGATCCTTGTATCCAACTACACATCTGATCCTCAAGCTCCTCGAAGATGCCGTAATGGAACCCGCGTCCGTCTTCATAGATTGCCGCTATCGGCTCAGCTCGTCTTGATTTTCCCTGAGATGCCCATACCGTGTCAACCGGGACATTCGGATAGCGAACCTTGATCGTGTCTTTGACCATAGCCCCGCCGTTGTTACGCTCCCCGATGATCTTACTAGCCCTCCAGTCCTTGTATGCCTCTACTGCCTGATCTGCCCACTGGCCTGGAGTATAGTTGCCGCTCCTGTCCTCTAGGACGATAATCCGATCACCTGACTTCTGGCACACGACTATACCTGTCTCAGCCCCTATCTCTTCAGCAGCTTCGCCCTCTGATGCTTGCGGGTCAACGCCTACTATGATGCGATTGGCTTCTGGCAACTCAGCCATGCGGCCTATCCACTTGTCTTCCCACAAGGCACCTTGATTGACATCGAGCCATATCCCGTCACGGAATCTCTGACGCTTCCTTTTCGACAGACGCCCCAAGATTTCCTCGATATACCCATCTGGCAAGTTCTCTTCGTTGTCTACTGGGTTCATCAACATAGACACATAATCTGACGGATCAACGGGCGTCTTGTCGCCTGGGTTGATGTGCTTCATGAACAGCAAGTACAGCCAGTGCTTTTTGTTCGGCGGGTTGCAATCGTAGTACGCCTTGTTGACTAGCCCTGAATTCTCAGCAAGCCGCGTGAGTGCTGTCTCAACTGAGCCATAGAGAAGCTGTGAACTCTCGTTAAACAGGATGGTCGAATACTCGTTGCCTAAGACCTTCTCTGTGCGGTCCTTGTCATCCAGCCCGCCTATCCAGATCTCAGATCCATTTGGGAACTTGATGAAGTAGTCTGTCTTGTTCCACTCGATGGATAGATCTGGACATACTAGAGCAACAACTTTCGGAAGACTGTCGTGCCAGATTGATGTCTTGCAGTGATTGAATCTGAAGCGAAGGATCAAGTGCCGCGATTTGTGCGTTGACGCTCTGACGATCATCGCATACAGAAACATGAACGTCTTTCCTGAACGAGATCCACCGCAAAGCAGGATGTGCCGTGCTTCGCTCTTGAGAAGGTCACGGGCCTCTCGTTGCTTGTCTGTCTTGGTGAAGGGCTTAGGTTGTGTCATTCATTCCTCCACTTCGTCAATAAGGCAAAAGCTAATGCCACCACAAGTGCAATCAATCCGAGAACAATATATGGCGATAGGCAAATACTCAACACTAAAGCAGCGCCAAACGTATCTGCTTGGAGTGATAGACCATCAAATACGGTCAATCCACAAAACACGGCAAACGCCAGCATCCAAAGAATCGCTATTCCACTAAGAATTCGCGTCATCCTCAACCTCCTACCTCTCCATCACCATTTCGCATACACGGTTACCGCACGCCTTACACGTGCCTTCCCTTTCGACGTACCTCCGCTCGTAATCAAGATGCAACATCACGCCGATAGGCACCTCGCACCTGTAGCAGTATCGCATCGCCATCCCGTCACGACTGTTAGCCTTCGCAATCTTAGACGCACGATCCTGAATGATCGCACGGTGCATCTTGCTGAACCATACCGGAAGGCCATCCATCCCGCGATAGTGCCAGAAGGGTAAAGGTGGATAGTCTGTGGGGTCCATGTAGGTGATTGTCATTTGGGTTCCTTGTCAAAGATCAGTCTGCGGGATTCAAGTTGTGTCATCACGGTCGCCAGCCACGCCATCTCTGACCACGAGAAAAAGGTATCCCCTACCATAGGCGGACTAATGATTGGCCACATTATCCAGCCTGTCTCATCCCCGCCCAGACTTATTACGCCGCACTCATCAATCTGTAGCTTCCACAACTCACCGTGTTCGTTCCTGTAGGTATACTCTTCCATCACGCCCCCCTTTTTCCGTCTCAGTACTCTATAAGCGTTCGCACCCTCATTTTATCGCATGGATACGACGTTTGCAACTTCGCGTGTTTTGCCGGATGCGCTCATCTCAGCCTCCTACAGCCCCTCGTCTTCCTTGTCGAAGTGAACCGTCATGCTGCCTTTCACGTTCACGTCTTGCCTGTCTCTCCAATCGAAGTTGTTCTTCAATCCGAACTCGTGACCGCGTGGTGAACCGACGCCATCGTACATCCGTTCTTCAAGATTATGCTCTACCTTAGCACGCGCCCGCGTTATCGTGGGTAAAAACTCATTCCCAAATTCATCGCACCTGTCACTGTAATTTATCAGCGTGTGCCGTGTAATGCCAAGCTCATAAGCTAATCCACTCATGGCGTATGGCTTCGGATGCTTGACGCTAACAACGTCGCCATTGCGCGTTACTACGTCCATCATGCGCTTATCGCACTTGATGAAGTAAGCGTCAATCGCTACGGACATCTCATCAACGGATTGAAACTTCCTCGGTCTACCGCCTGCGTGTTTCTCAGTCATCATCCAAGCACCTCTCCATGAACTCAGCCGCACGCGCTTCTCTGATCGTGTAGAACTCTGCAACGGCGTTGGCTTCTGTGAGCGAGCCACGAATCGACATCGCGCCGTATACAACCAGCGGCGGCACTCCATAATAATCACGCATCGTCCAAGCACCTCGCCCCAAATTCTACTGCGCCCATCTCTCGCACCGTGTAGTATTCAATCGTCACATTGCCAAGCTTGAATTTTACGTCTTCAGGCATACCTGGATAGAATATGTGCGTGACTGTGCCCCAGTCGTCACTATGTGCCGGAAATTCAATCCCTCTCTCTTCAGTCATCAGCTATCACCTACCCACACTATACATCAAAACGGACGGAGGACTCATCTTAGCTACTTGGTCGCGCCTGAGCCTGGTGAATGAAGAGGTAAAGGAGCCCGATCTGAATCGGGAGAAAACCTCGCCAAGCATACCTGCGTATCTCACTACGCGTGCCGTCCATTTCATATTATTCCTCGCTCGGTGGCCACAAGATGGAATGCAGCTCTCTCTCAGTTCGGATCAGAACATTATAGAGCCTTTCATCATCGTCACAGCCGTTCGGCCTCACTGCGGCTTGGTCGTCAACATATAGGGTCTTCGTCGCCAAAACCACGTCTCTTTCAGCCTTGCGCTCACAGATTGATGCCGGGCCTATTTCCTTATCCACTACAGGGAACTCAACCAGCGGCCTTCGCCCATTGCGTACTGTATACCCTGTGACAGTCGTGAGCCACAGAATTTCACCTGAGTCCTCGTTCGTAACAAAGAACTTTCGCGGACCGTTTTCCTTTAACGACATATCGAAGTATTGGCACATACGGTTTCCGACTTCCTCTCGGGCTGCCTTGATGTCACGCCACAGTTGGTTCAAATTCATCTCGCGCCTCCATCTCCATTATACCCGATCAGCCGTGTAGAACACAGTTTTAACATCTCACACAACCGTGTCAGCGATACCAAATGCTACAGCTTCCTTCGCCGTCATATACTGGTCAATGTGCTTCTCCATCAGAGCCCTTACATCTCCAATAGGATTGCCAGTCTCATACGCCATCAATTGCTCCCACTGCTGCTGCTGTCTCTCAACTTCTAAGGCAGAGTTTTTGAATTCGGAGATCTTATTCCATCCACCGGATGAGACTTCGTGTATCATAACCCGTGCGTTCTTTGCGATTACACGACTCCCTTTCGCCCCACTCGCTAATAGCAGAACCCCAGCCGACATGATCTTCCCTATCCCAACTGTCAGCACTGGCGCAGAGCACACCCTCATAGCGTCGTAGATAGCAAATTGAGAATCGACGCATCCTCCGAACGTGTTGATAACAAATCTGATAGGGCTTTTAGGTTCTGCAATATCGAGCTCCATCAGTTTCGTAATTACTGCCTCAGTAGATTCATCGTTGATCCTTTTTCCAAGATAGATCACGCGCTTCAAGTCTTCAGCCACTTTATGCCTCCATTTCGTTTACATCAGCCATCATCCGAACACCATCCACCGAACGAACGCGAACATCTCCCACACGGCCAGCGATACTAGGCTGATTGCTATCAGGACGCCGATTGTCCTGCGTGGGCCGGGCGTCATGAGTCCTCTACACAATCGGCGCACACCGGGCAGTTTTCCGCGCTATAGAAATACCCAGAACCAAGAGGGCCGCCACATACAGAACAGACGTCGTCTTCAGTCGTTACCCTCGCCTCTGCTTCATCTATCCATTTAGTCAACGTACCGAATACGCTAAGGCGCTCATCTTCTGTTCCTGTTTTTGGATAAACGTCGCTAAGGATTGTGTACGCAGTCC